TTGTGCCTGAAAAATCAGAGTTAACTGTACCTGTTACAGCTCCTGTCAAAGTTACAGCTCTAGTGCCATTTAATCGTGATGGAAATGGGTGTCTATGGTCTTGTCTGGCAACTAGTCGGCTTGTTCCAACCGTCGCTGTTGCTTGCGGAGCTAAAGCTGCTGCTGTTGCTAAGCCTGTGGATTGGTCTCTAAGCTCTGTCCAGACGTTTGATGCATGAGTAGTCCTTGTCCAACGTTGGCCGCTACTTGTTGCGATGATCACCTGATCGCCTCGAGTTAAACTATCTCTGTTTCTGTTGGTTATTACCATCCCCGCTGTTGTTGGCCAACCATGGCCATCAGGGGGAGATGTAACCGAGAAGATGCTCATACCTTCAGGGTAATCGCCTAATACTGAATTGAAAGTAAATGAATTATTACTTAGATAGCTCACATGTTGACGTACATCTGTTGCATGCGAAGCAGGTGTTGCACCAACTTGTGCTGCAGTATGAGTATGATTTACGGTAGTTGCGATATTTACAGTATTACCAAGATCTGTTGTTACTGCCCCTGTCACTGCTCCAGTAAGGTTAATAGCTCTAGCCGTCTGTAACCTTGTCGCTGTTGCTGCATTTCCAGTTATAGTTGTTTGCAATGGGTGAACGTGATCTACACTCGAATACTGATTGCTTGTTCCTGCTGCGGCTGTCCCTGCTGCCCTTGGAGCAGCTGTTCCACGTGTCATTCCATCGAACCTCGTTTTGTCTGCTGATGACATAAAGCCATTAGCTGATGTTGTTGCGTTTCCGTGACCATGATTTCCTAATGCGACTGTTGTCGCGGTTGTTCCTGTAGGAAGTTGTGCAATTGTTGCCACACCAGTGACTGCTGTGAAGGGATGAGTGTGGGCTGCTGGTGCAAATGTCGTTGGGCGGTTAACTAAAGTATTCCAATCGCCGACAGGCCTTGCCCAAGCGCTCCATACACCTGCGTTACTCGAGCGACGAATCCACATACTTTGAGGAGTGGTTGGGTGCCATACTGTCTGCATACACTCAGTAGTATCTGTAGCATTAGCAACTTCTGCTACTTGTTGAACATGCAGATAGCTCCATTGATTTCCTGTTCCAATTGGAGAGTCCGAAAACTGACCAAAATAGAAGCCGCCGTTTCGCAATTCAGTGTTATTGAGTGACATACCTACCGCCATTCGGCGAGAATGACCTCGCAGCTGACCAAACCCGTGCACGTGCCCAGTAGGGGGAATTGTCACCGCAATATTTGCAGTTCCACTTAAGTTTGTTGAAACCGAACCTGTTGCCCCTCCTGTCAAGCTTATGGTTCTAGCAGCTGATAGACGATCTGCGCTTCCCGCATTTCCAGTTATAGTTGTTTGCAACGGATGGCGGTGATCAGCTCTCGAGTACTGGTTACTCGTGCCTGCAGTAGCAGTTCCGTGTGCTTGGGGATTGGCGGTTGATGGGGTTACGCCGTCAAATCTTGTCTTGTCTGCTGATGACATAAAGCCGTTCGCAGTGGTTGTGGCATTCCCGTGACCGTGATTACCGACCGCTACTGTTGTGGCAGTTGTTCCTATAGGAAGACGTGCGAAAGGTACTGTCCCGCTTGTGATCCGCTCGCCTGGCAAGCCTGGAATCGCGCCTGCATTAATGGTTCCGTTTGAATTGAATATAATGTCTGCATCTGTGCCATTAGTTGTCCTGTTTGGTGCATACCACCTGAACCTCAATTGGCCATCATCGTTTTGACGGAACACCCCCATCGTCCACGTCCCTCCGTAGCCTCCCGAGGCGTTAGCAAGCCCTGCGGATACTATGGGGTTAAATTCTGATGAAGAATGCCTTACTTGTTGACGGATAAGTGCTCGTGAATCTCCTTCCACAAGGTTTGTCCGGTTGTTAACCCAATTACTTCCACCCGTGTGGGCTGTTCTTGTTATACCGCCACTCATCACTCCGCCATTAGTGGGGAGCGCACCAATATCCGCAAGTGACCAAGCAACGTTGGCACTTCCGTTTACTGATCTTACTAAGTTTCCAATGGTGACGTTTCTTGCTGTTCCCCAGTTGGAGGTTGTGATGTTTGCCGAACCATTAAAGTTAGTCCCATTAATGGTTCTGGTTGTTTGGAGTGTTGTTGCTGTGTTGGCGTTGCCCGTTATGGTAGTTTGAGCGGGGTGCGTATGGTTGCCCAACGCCACCGTTGTTGCGACCGTTCCGATTGGGATTCTGGCTATATCAAGTGTTCCGGTAGTGATTCTACTTGCGGGCAGGTTAGGAATTCTGTCTGCCCCAAGTGTCCCACTGTTTATTCTACTTGCGGGCAGGTTAGGAATTCTGTCTGCCCCAAGAACGCCCACGTTTACGTCGCTGGCGTTGTGAGTGTGGCTCACCATCGCCCTCCCATTCCAACTCGTGCGTTCCGCTTGCGTTATGTGTCGAGTTGTGTCGGCGATGTGGGTATTATGAGCGTCAACTGTATCACTGATTCCATTTTCCCAACGGTTGATATCTTCGGGCATTACAACGTATTTCTTCCCCCATACTTTTTTTATAAAATTTAGCATTATTTCACCTCGCATTTCTAAATGTGATCTTAAATTTAAAGCGAGCCTCTGTCTCGACCGGAACAGTGAGCCCGCTATTTGTTAGCACTTCGTTATCTGCGCCCAAAAGCTTCAAATTAATTAAGTGAGGGATTCCGAGCGGGACTCCGAACGCTACTACATAAACATTGTTCTCCACTTCATTTATTTCAAATTCAGTCACCGTGACGGCGTCATTGATTTGCACTGCTGCTACAAGACTCTTGAAATTAACAGCTATTTTATTTAGTGCTAAATTAGAAAGCATGCAATTGCACCTCCTCGAATTCTCCTTTTTCCAGAAAGGGTGTCACGCCAACCATCCAAACGCCCGCCCGCTTGAAAACGGCTTCTGTTACAAAGCCTTGAACCTCAATTTCAACCGCTTCATGCGACACCGGCACTAAGCGAAAGCGGATATTTGCGGGAATCGCTTTATAGACAGTTAGAATCATTTCATGATACATCAGCTGGTTTTCAATTGAGCTTTCAATGTACATAGTGTAGTTATCATAGTCCATTCGCAATTCGTAAAACTCACGACCAATTAAATGATCTAACCTTTGGCGCAACCAGCGAAGTGTAAAATTTTGTGTTGTCGATAAGCGATTAATAATCCTCTCACGCCTGAATGCGGTGGTTTCTGTTGTTGGATCATATCGAATATTTAGGATCTTTTCCCAAAAGCTTAAAACTTCTCGACTACAAGTCAAGATAAATTGATCATCAACGGCAACCCGCATCTCTTTGCTCAAGTCCTCAAACAATCCACCTTCAACTTGCATTAATTCGCGAGTCTCTCTGATTCCGTTGTAGTATTCGGGCAGTAATTGCTCTATATTAGTTGACATTAACGGTCACCTCGCCTAATATTGGAATTTCTTGCAACTGTCCTGTCTGAGTCAACTGCACATCATTATCAATGTTATTCAAAATCACTACAGATACGTTTGTGATCTCATTTATACTTAGCAACGTTGCCATTATCTGCGAGCGAAAAGCAGTTAGGCTATGCCGCCCTAAGTCGTCAGCTCTATCCCAGTTTCGGCGCAATGACAAGAAATAATCTTCTAATACTTGGCGAATAGGGGCGGTCATTTGGTTTGCAGTGATTCCGGGCACCAGATTCATACCAACAGATATATTGATTGTTCGTACAGTTGCTGTATCAACTGTGACACGGTGCCCAACCGGGGCTAAGCCCAACCCTTCCCCGCTGTTCGGAGCGGGGTCGAGATAGCTTTGAATTTGAGAAATAAAGTCAGTACTCGCCGGATCAAAACTTGCGCCTAATACAACGACTTTAACAGTGCCTCCACCATCCCAGACGGGATAAATCTGTACAGCCCCAACGCCTTGGATACCCATGACCTCTTGACGGTACTGGGTGACATTGCCGCCGAATGCCCTTGAATCAATTGCTTCAAAGTATCTCGCTCGTAACGAAGCATCTGTTTCGATATCTTGTCCCGGTGTTGTGCTTGCTATTAATTTTGCTGTACCTAATCCGTTAACATGGTCGATCGGCAATAAATCGCCAATATAGCTATTTCCGATCGTACCAACTTCGTTACACTCCAACCGCCAATGACCCGATAGGTCATGACTTTCTGTTACAGTAAATCGAATACTATTTTCAGCCCCAATTGACGCAAATTGCATCCCTGCCAGATTCCCCCCGAAAGGTTTACCATCAGAATTGGTAAAATATCCAAGGCTAATAGCTTTTGTGGCAAGTCTGCGGGTTAGGTTCTGCTCCGCAACACGCAAATCCAAAAACCTATCTGTTGCACTTTGTACAAACACATCTTGATAAAAATAGCGTAATCTCATGTACTTTTCAGCCAACAAGTAACAAGCTGGTGCCAAAGCGTCAAAGATAATACTTCCTTCTCTTTTATCAATATCAGGCGGCACTCTATCTAGTGCCTGCCGCAACAAAAATTCAAAATCAAATTGTTCCAACTCTCTTCCTAAACTTTCGATCACACGACCACCTCCGCTTCTGTGCTGTAAGATCCCTCTGCCGTATCGATTGTAAATCGACATAGCAATGAGTCGCTACTTATCTGTTTCATTTCAAAATCCGACACATCTCGAACACGATCGTCCGCCGTTAAAGCTTCTGTGATGACGCGTTCTAAATCAGCTTTTACAAATTCAAAATCCGCACCAATCAAATCCATCAGTTCGATACCATAATCAGCGCTGTAGATTAAGTTTATAAACCTTTCAGTTCGCAAAATTTTATCAACTGCTTGTCTGATGGCCTCCAGCCCGTCAACCGTTCCGATTATCCTATGCCCTTCGACGTGATAAGTTTTCGTTGGCAAAGGCTGGTATTCTAAGTCTTGCAATAAACTAACATCCATCATTCATCACGATCCTTCACATAAAATAATTGTCCACCGTTCCAGCGCTCGACAATTACATTATCGTTCACTATCAACGATGTTCCGATCTCAGTATCTTGAACCAGAGGAGACAACTTAATCTCGAAATCAGTAGCGTCGATCGTCATTTGATTACCATTAAATCTGATTGTGAGCGGGTTAATCGAAATAACCCTTCCGAACAAAAGTCGTGGAATTGCTGTTTCTTTAGTTTTGAGACTGTGTAGATGTTTAGCTATTCTTTCGCCTGTCATTCAAATCACCTCCATCGACAAGTCCATGGTGTGGACACTTCCGGACCATTTATGAGTGCAAGTGGCGACCAGCGCTCTCTGGAACTCGCCAAAACCTTCACCTCTCAAACTCGTAATATTCAACACGACCCCATTACCCGCTCTTATTCTTAAATCCCCTAGAACAGGGATTTTTAATTTGCGGGTAGGTCGATTCTTAGCTTCAAGAATCAACTTCGCTCTCGCTTCGATTTGTCTTATATTCAAGTTATCATCAACTGTATCGTGAAATTGGATTCGACCCCACTTTCTGATGTTTGATGAATCTCGAACGATGTAAACTTCACGTCTCATCGTCTCTTGATTCTCTCTGACGAGCCTTACTTGATTGTAAGTGTCCACAGAAATCGAACTTTCAAATTCGAAATCTGTAGCCATCGATTGATCGCCAATCACCAAATCAGTCTGTAGGTCGTCGATGTTGATGTGTTCCAAAATTCCAAAGTTGTCACGGATAAAAAACCACTCTCTGCGATTAATCAAAGTCAAGTCTAGTGCGTCTTTTATGATATCAAAAAGCGTTTCATTATCGTGCATTTTAGGCGGAACATTGAAGCTGCTAGCATTGACAACTCGATGTGACAGTTGCGGAATGTCACGAGCAAGATCTTGACAGATTTGAGTGAATATTTGAGCCGAAGTCGCCGCTTTCAATGCATAAGTATGCTTGTTTTTCAACAAATAAAAAACGAGATCGCAAGCTGTAATTTGCATTACTCGTTTAGAATTTCTTTTTCTCGAAAAAAAGCGACCTAAGAAAACGTTTTGATTATTAAACCTAAATCGAAGAAAGTCACCCTCTTCGGGAATAACAGAGTCATCTTCTTGGTAGTCAAACTTAAGCTTACCTGCCTGACTGTTGTCGATGTCTGTCGACCACTCAATATTTCCTACCAATTGAGATATGTCAAAGACTGAACCCCCCCGCTGTATAAGCATTTCTATCACACCAATCTAACCTCACTTTCTCGAACCCATCCACGCCAACCTCCATCAAGTGTTTTGACATGAATAACATGTACTCGACCTTGACCGCTAACGATGTGACTAATCACTCTCGTAGCGTTAACCTCAGTTTGACCAGGATTTGATCCGAAACTATCGCGATGAAGCCGACCATTTACAACCACCCTTGCTCCTATGGTCGGTTTTTGATTGGTTGAGGGTGGTCTGGGGTTGGAGGTAGAAGCCTGTGGTTTGGCAGGTGTTATGTTGATCCTAACCTCTCTCGCTCTGTGCTCTCTGAACTCTTTGAACTTGATAAAGTAGTGAACGTCACCATTCGCTCCGCTATGCTCCGCATCAAAACTTTCAATGCTAACTAGCATATTAATACGTGTGTTCGTCACAACGAGTCTGCACGGTTGCCTGTCGCCAATAATTCTTCTAAATAACCGCTCGTAAAAAACAGGACGTTGGAAGTCGTTTCTCGTTCGAATATACCCCTCATTTGAATGAAACGGAAAGTGACTTTCGAACGAAATTTCTCTAAGTTTGGATAAGCCTAGACGATTAATTTCGCCTATTCCTACAATTTGAGTGGTAGAATTATCTGCGTCTTGAATCATCTTAATCTCGTCGGGATTTATGGGTAATTGAACAATTTGATCTCTATACTTTATAAATATTCCGTGATCCATTCCATACCTCCTAGTCAGGGCCTAATGCGATGGCTTCCATGATTTTGTCCTCTACTTTTTCAGCGATAGCATCTTCATCTAGATCATTATCATAATTGTTGAGCGTAAAACTCACGTTTGGCGATATGGTCGAATGGTGAATAACGGTATCTCGTCTGGCTACATCTAACATGAGCTTTAAATCTTCATCAGATATTGTTACATCGTCACGGATTTGCCCGATATCTCCGATGTTGTTACCTGCACCAAGTCCTGGACCTAACCCGCTCCCTAAAGCGTCACAAATACCATTCATACTATCTAGGAAATCCTGATTCAACCCGATATCATTCATACCGAAATCGAAATCACCATAATCTCCTGTACCGCCGCCATTGACTAAACCTGCAGCTTGCCCCGCTAACCAGTCTAGACCATCTCCAATAGCATTCCCCCATTGCTGTCCGAGGGCTTGCCCTTGTGAAAACGCGTCTCCTAGGCTTCCATATTCAAAACGGTCAAATTCAGCTGTATTAAGCGTTGGTCTGTCCAATGCATCAAGGGTCGCTTGCATGCCTGATGACCAATTGCCATTTGTTGCGAACTCTACTTCACCAACAGTTGAAATGTTGACTCCTGGAATGTTATTAGCTAGACTAATAAGTCTATTAAGTCCGGAAATTGCAGTGTTAATCATCGCCGATATTCCACTTAAGACAACGTCAACCATCCCTTGGACGCCGTTAGTTACGGCAATAGCCATTTGGATTGCTGTTCGTTGGATATGATACCATCCCAACAGCACCCAATAAACCATGCGATGAAATGCATTGACAATCCATTCCCAAACCGCAATAAATAGATTAGCTATACCTTTACCGACATTAATCATGAGCTGTCCCATCCAGAATGCTGCACCCACGATAGCCCCCATCACCTCAATGGCTACATCACGGAAAAATATAAATCCAAGTGCAACAATAGCAATGATTGCAATAATCAGCAAGAATGGCCAAGTGACTTTCATTGCAGCTAATTTGACTATAAGCAAAGCAACAGCAATTCCCATTAGCACAGCCCTCGCCACTTGTCCCATTTGATCCCAGAATATAACTAAACCTGCTATAATAGCACCCATGAGCAGTAGTGGCCAATTGGCTTTCATCCAAGCTAGGGCAACTTGATAGCCCGCTTGTTGACCAGCAGCACCCGCAACGAAGAAATTTTTAACCGCTGCAGCTGCAAAATCATATAATTTTCCAACTAACACAATCCCTATCATAATCGCTATTGCCCATAGTACTCGCTCAATAACTGTTGAATTTTGATATACAAATTCAGCTACTTGCGCAAAGATATTGAATAAAACAGTTAATGCACTCGCAACCAAATGGATTCCTCGCTCCCATATTTGCAGGCCAGCCTGGAAAGTTGAGCTGTTTATAAAATCAGACCAAGCATTCATGAGTGGGCTAAAAGCTTGTAACGATGTATTTCTTAAGCCAATCATCATATCAGCAAAAGTTTTAGGGATTTCGCCAAACTGTTCATTGATTATATCAACCGAACCTAGCATCGAACTAGCAATAACATCGGCTGTTAACTGCCCTTGTGTTGCTAGATTTCGCATTTCCATAACACTGACACCTAGGTAGTCAGCCATGGCTTCAATGGCTCTAACGTTGTACCGCTTCATCAAGTCAAAGTCTCTAGCGGACATTGAACCCTCTGCCATCGCTCTGTCAATCGCTCGGAATGACATTTCGATGCCGTGCGCACCAGTGGCACTAATAGATGCTGTCTGTTTTATTGTCTCGGCGAATTGAATCACCGATGCATTGTTGGCAAACATATCACCCACGGTCGCATTTAACTTCGTAATCGTTCCGGCCATCAATTCAAATTCAGCTCTTACACGAGTGGCAGAATTCATGATCATTCGTTGTAATTCTTCATTCGTCTGTAAACCATCATTCATTTGTGCTATCTGCGCATTTTTCAGGATATAAGTATCAGCAATATCTTTGGTTGCTCGAAAAAAATCCCTAGCCATTCCGACTAATCTACCAATAGATAGTGTTGTGACAAGGGTGCTCATCAAAGACCATTGACGTTTCGAATTCTGAATTTCTTGCGTGAATCTTTGTTGTTGGTTTTCGTTGTTTTGGATAAGTCTTGCTGTTTCACTTATCTGGCTATTCAGATTATCATAAGCCACGACTTTCTGACTAATATCAGCCGATGCCATCGCTTGGTTGAACTCTTCTTGTCCTGCAATTAATGACATCAATTCAGAATTTAATCCCTGATACTCTGACAACAGCCGTATAGTATCTGATGGGTCTTTAGCATTAGATATACTTTGTGCCAAATCTTCCATCATACTTTTTAGTTGAATTGTCTGATTTTGAGCATCTATTTGAACTTGATTGAATTGTGATGTATCTATATTTATTTTTGCATGAATTTCTTTAATTTGATTCATTTGCTGCCGGACTTCGCCGATTTGGCTTGTTTCAACTTTGAGTTTGCTTTGTATTTCGTTAGCATAATCTCGTAAAGTGTCAACTTGGCTTTTCACCGCATCAAGCCCATCTAAATTTGCAACGATATTAAGTAAATTCTCTTGCCTAAGTTGTCCATCAACTTCTGCCAGTCTATCCTCTAAATAAGACATGTTTTCGATTTGAGCTTGCACATTCAACGTTTTATCAAATCCAGAAATCATTTTCGTTATCTCGTTAATATCATCATTAACAAGTGATAACGCCGACCTTTCAGCTTTAATATTTAACTCAACATTATTAGCCATTGAGTTTAATTCCTGAGATAGTATCGGTAATTGAGACATGTCAATATCTAGCTTAGTGTAAATATCATTCATCTCTCCCAGCTGCTGTTGCGCTACTTCTAGGGCTTGTGCGTCCACAACAACTTGGCTATAAATTTCGCTTGCATAGTTTTCAAAATTTGAAAGTTGGCTCCTAACTTCTTCAAAACCATCAACTTCTGCAAGTAGTTTCAAAGTAGTTTCATCAGCAACCATCGAATCTACTTTCTGAACTGCCATCTCTATTTCTCTGAAATTATTAATTTGACCCGATACACTCAAAGTCTCATCAAAATTCCTTGCCATATCTGCGACAGCTTCCATTTCGCTTTTTAGCGTTAATGCAGCATGGTTTTCAGCATGCACTTCAAGATCAATCCCACTAGAATATCTTTCCAGAGTTTCAGACATGCGATTCATCTGATACATATCTACATTCACGCCTACATCAACGTCTTTAGCCTCGATAGCTCCAAGTTGCATGGCCTCGACGGCTAACTCATTCGGCAAATTGTTGAGTGCTTGGCGCACTGACTCTGTTTGATTAATCAAAGCTTCTGCACCTGTAACAGCATCGGAAAATCCATCATTAAGCCCATCAAGAAATGATAAATCAGGAGTAGAATTCATAACCTGTTGGGTTTGCTCCAGCATGCCCATAACGGGTCGCATGGCGTTATAGATGGTTTTTAAAGTACCACTCATACCATCATTGAGGCCCAATGTTGTATTTAATGCCGACATCTATAACACCTACCTTTTACCTCGTTTTGCTTTCATTTTAGCTTCTTCTTTTTTATCATCTGCGATTTTTTTATCAATCATAGCCATGACCATGGCTTTTTCTTGAATTGGTAAATTAGTGAAGGCGGAGGGTAGTATCTTAAACCTAAGTAAGCAATAATATGCATACACAGTTTCGCTATCACTTTTTAAGAGTTTTTTGCTTCTTTTTTCAACTCTTTAAGAGTTTTACTTAGCCCTGAAAATTCCTGAATTTCATTTGCTAATTCTGCAACTTCTCCTGCTGTTAAGAACTTATTTACTAGTTCCTCAGGAGTTGCGACCCCTGCTTTTTTCAAAACTGTCGGATCTTTAAAGTTTGGTTCTGCAGTATGGTTGATAACCAAATCGAATTGGTATTTCCCAGAATCATAGCTTGGAGAGCCATCTTTGCCGATGCTTGTCGCTCTCCTGTTGTAATGGGCATTTTCTAATGCCGATACCTTTGTGATTGTTGCTAAGTCATCAGTGTCTGCTGAAAACAAAACTTTTTTTTCAGTTTCAGCATTGGCTGAACGCCCTTCTAAAAATGTCATTAATTTACTCATAATTACTAATCTCCTTATCCTCTAAATGTATCTAAAAACTCATAATCTTCGAATGTGAAGCTAAAATCTTCTTCTAGTTCATCATCTTCGGCGAGTTTTGCCAAAATCACACTATCTGGTTTAACCCCACGCAAAACAACCGTTTGGTGTCCAGTCGTTGCAACCGTTGCAGGGTCTAAGTTTGTACATACAAGTGAAATTTCGGGAAAAACACCTGTACGTCTGTACATGTCCGCGACACGCCTAAAGATGTGCGAATTATAGTAGACTGACATGTCGCCATCTCCTGATAATCCCGTCACTTTATGACCAACCATTCGTTGGCCGATTGCTCTGATCTCTTTCTTGATGTATGTAATCAAAGCTTCAAATTCCTTGACACTGCCCAATTCTTCAACTCGCCCATTAATGACAGCTTGAAGTGTACCTTCGTTACCGTTTATTACCGTTTTATCAGTTACTCCCATTATTTTTTCGCCTCGACTTTCATGTATAATTTTTCCATCGCATCAGTTGGTTGGACATTCAAGTGTACAATCACTGAATCCTTGTCATTACCCATCTCAACAATGATATCATTGACCTCAAAATTTTCTATAGCCCCTATTTCCTGCAAGCCTGTCATGAGTTCAATGATCGCCGCTCGGAGCACGTTACGACCATCTTCGTTATTGGTCACTTGACCGATAAATTTGGTAGAAAACGTCTCTCGCACTGCATTAGAGATGAAATCCAATACTCGAACAACTCGGTTTTTGCTAAAAGACTGGTTGCGTTCGGTCGTGAATGTTGTTAAGCTGTTGATATCTTGCTCGACAACAATACGACCGTTATTTTTTACAAACAAAAACTCTCCGTTTTGGAGAGACCTGATAATTTCTGTATTTGTCAGTTGCTCAGTCGCATCAATAGCTCCGTCATAAACAGAGTAAGTGTTCGATTGATTAACATTAGCTCCTGCAGTTGCGCCAGCAACCCAAGCTGTAGCCAGATGCGGGGAGATTATAGTTCCTTCACCTAAGATTACGCCATTTCTAACGTTTATTACTGCCTCATGGTCGGCTTGTGTGTTCGCTACAGCGATCTGGCACTTCTTTCCCTCATCCTCCCGCTGACGACGAATATAAGCCACACCTAATGCTTTAACTCCAGCATCGTCAAACGGCAATGCCATAACGTTGAAATCGAGATGATCTAAAGCTTCAAAATAACGCGCAAAATCAGCAGTAGTCACATCACCATCTTCGCCACCATTTAATCTTAAGCCTGCATTTGGTTCCAGCGATGTGGCATGAAATGTTACGAAATCATTATTTGCAAGTTCAGATGCGCCATTAACTCGCTGGGCATCTACAACTGTTGTGTCCATCAAGGTTTCAACTGTATGGTAATCTGTATCATCGATATCGACAATTACCCTAACCGAAATATCATTGCCCCTCACCCCTCGATGCTTCGCTCTAACACTTAGCCCGCCTCCGCTGGCTTCTGCTTGCGTTCCGCTTAGTGCGTTAACACGATAAACCAGTATGCGGTTAGCTCGTTTTAGAGCTTCGCGAATCGTGAGCATTTCTGTCGTGCCAAGGCCATATCCTAATAAATTAAGCGTATTTGTGGTTGCTGTAACCTCAACTACTTCTGATGCACCCCATCCACCGACCCAGGGCATTGTTACGACACCACGCACACCATCCATGCTCACATTCATTGAGTTGGATTGCACGTTGACATATGCACCTGGGCGCACTTTGTTTTGCGTTGTCCATGTTCCACCTGCCATTTAATTCACCTTCCTACTTAGTTCATTTTTCAAAATTTCCGAAACTTGATTCAGAGTGTAGTTTCGATTCGAATTGAGCTTCACACCCAACAAATCCCGTTGGATATTGTTAAATTGTTTCGAGTTCAAAATCGACTCAACGCTGAAAGTCACTTCTGGTTCTTTCAGATTTTGGGTTTTGGCCTTTTCCTCTTTAACTTCAATTTCTGCTGCTGCTGCTTCGACTTCACTAGCTTCGGTTCTTTCTATTTCTATTTCTTTTTTCTTACTCATCTTTTAGATCACTCCTTACCTCTAATTCTGCAAATTTTTCACCTTCATCGGAGTTAAAATCGTATCTGATATTGAACTCCAGATTGAATTGTAACACACCATCAATTATCCTGTGATTCATTGATGGATGTAGTTTCATATCTTCGTAATATCTAAACAAATTCATCAAATTAAAACCCATCTCGCGACAATCTTTATTTGGTCTGTCGCTTGATGGGAAATATTTGATTTCATAATGATAATTTGTTCGTTGATGGTTGCTTATTTGCTTGCGATGACTTTGTTCCAGTTCACGCACAGAAAAACTAGCTTTAGTGAAATTTTGTTCTGACGTCTCACCTCTGACATCTAAGTTAAAAACGTTTTTTAACGTCTTTATGATTTCTTGTTTTAAATCAATCATATTTTCATCAAGCCTTTCAAGTATTTCTGAATATGTTTATCAGCTATTTGGGGCAACATCTTTCTCATGTCTTGCATTGATAAAGTCAACATAAAACGCCCCTCTGTCCAGTGTGTTTCAGTGTGAAGTACACGCCACTCGCCTATATTTTCAATCCAAATGCCGACACCTCGATGCCCATACTCAACAAAAGAAGCGTACTCTACGTTGTTGTAGATTTCAATTTCCCAATTGTCGCCATTTCTGGCGACACTACCTATAAACCAATTACGTCTCAAATGACCGCGCGAAGTGGAGGCAAATTCAGAATTGTCTTTCACTTTGACAAGCAGTTTATTACCTGCCTCAAACAGAATTTTTTCAAATACCTTTTCTATCGATTCTGCCGATTTTGGGTTTTGAGCCTTCTCAACGTTTTTAAATAGCTTCTCCAGTTCTCTGAAATCTGCTTTTCCAAATTTACGTGCCATCCGAATCCTCTATAAACAGTTCTTGATGGGTCGGGTAGATAAACGGTCGACCTGAATAGTTGAACTCGATCATCATGTTGTGTTGTTCGACTTTGATTCGGCTGCCTGGTTTGATTTCAACTTCAGGCGCACAAACCAAGCGCAATTGCTGCTTTAAGCTACTTTTTGTGCCATCATTGCTGGCTGCGTTAACCTGTGACCTGTCCAAGAAACAGGGCAAGTCTTTTTGCACTGTCTCCCAGCGGTCTAAAGTTTCGCTATTTTCAACAATATTTACAACTTCCCGAATTGACATTCGTCCTGTATAGGTCCGCTCAATCGCTCTCCTGTGTGCCCTAACTACTCCTTCGTTCGCCATTTTAACCTCCTAAAACCGTTCAGTTGTGTCATGATACTGTTGAGTGCATCATTAGTCATTGGTGTTGTATTGAATGTGATTGATGTAGCACCATTTTTGGTCGTTTGAACTGATTGGAATTCAGGAATATCAAATCGCATATGTAAGACTATTCGGTTCACAATCACAGGCAACAATTCAACTGGAAACTCAGTTCGGTTGATATGGTTCAAAATCAATTGCTCTAGAATATCATAATGAACGCCGATGATTCCATCCCATTCGGCATCTTTGATTTGTAATAGTATTTTCACCGATTCCGTCACATTCATATCTTAGTCCTCTTTGGGGGCATCTCCCTTGGAGGTATCTTCGTCTCCAAGAGCCTCCGCCAGCAACGTCATCAAGTCATCTCGTTTCTTGACGCCTTTAAAGTTGATGTCTTTTGCAGAAAGTGCTGCTTTTAATTCGTCAGTATTGGCCCCAGCGAAATCATCGATTGTCAAATCATCAATATTTAGCTCAATAAATTCAACCCTTTCAGACTTGGCAGTTGTTGCTTGAGCTTTCAACACCTTTTGTATGCCTCTCATTGGGACTTCTCGCCCGAATGCCTCAGTTGCTGGCTCCACACCCATTCCTTCTGGTACAACTGCCGAAAACGCGTCATCGCTTGCAACAAACCATGCTACAGACATCGTTGCTCTAATCGCAATCATGTCTCTCTCTGCTAAATTGATAGGCTTGCCGTATTCATCAACAATAGTCGAAAGTGTGGCCTCTGTCAAAATCTCGTAGTTAATGTCGTCTAGAATACCGAAGAATGCAAAGTTCCAATCCCCGATGAGCTCGACAGCCTTTTTTGCAAAACTATGCCTTGGTGCGTAAGAGATCGGCAAACCTAAGATGTCATCAACCTCACCCTTCTTGGCTTGATTGAAAATAGGCTGACCGTTTGCGTCACGAGTACCGCGATACTTAACCTTTTGCGCCTTAATAGTCGCAAGGCCATTTGGTTCAAAGTCTTTCTCTTCCACTTTCCCCATCGCTTTGTTAACATCATCATACTTATCTGTTGTTTCAGTTACCAGATTGTTCGCTTTTGCAGCAACAGAGAGTACCGATCTATTCCATGGTGAACGCACTCCGACAAGGGCCGCTTGGTCAAACTTTTCATGAAACGCCTTGGCGATCTTTGGCTGCATTTTCTCGAAAAATTCTGGAACTGCATACAATAAGTGTTCTCTCGTTGCGGGGATGATTACCGCCATTTTGTACGCCCTCATTTCGGCATTGATAAATTTTGGTGCTTCGGTTTCGATCACCTCTGCCTCATTCGTCCAGTGCGCACCAATTCCACTCATGTACGTAAACTCTTTAACTGGTTTATCCATTTCTTCTTCTGTTGCAAGTTGCATTACTGCTGATCCCCTAATTGTTTCAGTGATTATGTTATCGCTAAATTCTCTAGGAATTTCCCCTCGTAAAGCATCTTGCAATAATATTGGATTTTCTTCAAAATTAATTCTTGGCATAAATTTTCACTCCTTACGATGTAATGCGATAAGCGTTTAGCTCTCGCTTTTGTTTTGTATTGATTTTAGGTGTCTTACCCGCTTCTGGATTATAGTGTTTCTTAGCTAACGAAGTAGCCTCTTTTGTGTCCTGCGGTTCTTCTTCGTCACCTTTGCTACCGGCTCCCGATTCTGATTCAACGTCAAACAAAAAAGGATTATCTTCAACAACCTTAGCAAGCTGTTCTTTTAATCCTTTAATTTCGCCTTTGTCGTCAAGCTCTAATCCGTCAACGTCAAGTAAAGCTCGCACTGCTGTGGCATTCTTAGCCTTAGCAGCATTGATAACTGATTCAATTTTGTTATCTAGCTTAACCTTAGCAAGTTCGGCAGCATGTTCAGCTTTTAACTTTTCGATTTCCGAATTAGGGTCAGTGTCTTTGTCCTTAGAATCGGTATCTTTCTGAGGTTCCTCGGGTTTTGTTTCTTTCGAATCCCTTTCCCTTTGTTCCACAAAGATGTCATTTACATCTTCGACCGCTTCGTTTAGTGCGTCGTTATCATCGATGCCTAGGCCTTTTAAAATTTTTTTGATTTTCCTTTTTAGGTTCATCAATTTCAACTCCTTGTAATTTCTAGTTTTATGTCATAGTGGACATAATAAAAGACACCCACTTTGAGTGCTTTGATTTATTGATTTTTACATCTTTTATAAACTAACCGAATCGGTTTATAAAGTTCTCGATATGTAATTGTCATAGGCAAGCTGGTAATCCATCTTGCTAACTTTTGCCACTCATAAAAGTGTTCGGCATACAATCTCTTCGATAACAACTTAGACAAGCATTCTTTTAACAAAGCCTCTACCTCCCCACTCGTGCTCCTCTAGCTTGCTGTTTTAACCTTTCCCATTCATCGGGCTGCAGGTATTTCAATTCTTGAAAATCTGCAAAGGTTCTCGGCACCACGCCCCGACCTAATAGGTTCCTTAGCTCACGGTGTTGCTTTTTGTCACTAACGCGGTTTTGATGCTTCTTGATTTCGGTATCAATTCTGCCTGTGCCATGTTGCTTATCTAATTGAACACGCCATTGCCTGTAGGTTATGTTCCCTATGTTTTTCATTTCGCCTGAAATCGGGTCACGTGCCCTACGGTTGCGTTGCATATCTGGATAATATGGAATTTCAGTACATCTGCAATTCGGGTGTAGAGGAGATGCGTTTGTACCGATTTTAGCCTTTTTAACCTTGAACACTTTTCCGTCTAGTTCCCAACATCTTTTACATGTGTTGACTTCAAGCTTTGCTGATAACATAAATTCCTCGACACCAGTCTCTTCAAAAGCTTTTAATGTTGCTTGTGAGGCGATCTGTGCCGATTCGGTTTGCAGTAATGTCACCGCTCTGTTTCTGGCGATTCCCATTTCATCCGACAATGCTTTCGACATTTTATTGACGCTGTGTCCTTGTGACAAGCCGGTTGACAAGGTATCTTTCAATCTCTTAGACAGCACCCTTGTCTTGTTGCCCCAAACACGTTGAGAAAAATTCGACCTGTGAAACGACGTGTTAAGGATTGAATTGATCGCTCTAGTATCTAGCTTGGCGAAGTTTGTAGCTACTCCTGTACCTCGCTCAACCTCATAAGCACTACGATGGAATGTCTCATCAATTACACCAGTAAGATGCTTTTTCAGCAATCGCTCTTCTCCTGAAGCAAGCTCAAACAACTCTTTGTTGATCTGCGTCTCCAGTTGTTGCAAACGACTTACTCGTGACCGATAATACTCGCGATTCAGGTGTTGGCTATGCCCTCCCTCTTTTGCTTTTTGACGAAATTCTCGTAAAGACATTGACCATGATTGTTGGTCTGCTCTACTAAGCATCTGTCTTGCTTTTGCTAGTGTAATATTATCATTTTTGGCATATCGTTCAAAGAATCTTTCCAATTCTTTGCTAATGTTCTGCAAACTTCGTTGGTGCATTCTAGTGATTTCTCTAGCCAATGCTCGTTCATCTCGAATACGGTCTTGCGTTATCCGAAGAAAACGACGCTCCCAGTGATCTGTATTTCGGCTCATTGGTTAATACCTAACAGAGTTAAAAGCTTATCCAGCAGCTCTCTAATTCGACCTTTTGGGATGTCATCAAATTCCATTTCTTCAAGTTCGGCAGCATCAAGATCATCATCGGAATCCTCTATTACGGGCGAGAAATCATCTTCCATCCGTAGATGTTCCTGCTCCTCCTGTTGCAGTAGCTCCAGCTCGCGCTCCCAATCATCTACTAGTGGGTTGGACTTAGCGATTGTTTCTTTCGAGGTGACTGGCGCAAGCTGTGCAACAATTTGCGCTTGCTCTAAATCATTCTTGATGGCTGTTGGTGTCCAAATCTGATTGATTTCTGAATAGTTATCAGGTTCTTCTCCTAAGTGAATCAAAACAAACTGAATCAGTTCCGTAAATCCAAAGCGGAATTCAGTCTCCATCAGACCTGCTTTCATTTTCAATAATGAATATTTATATTTAATAGCTTCACCTGAAGTTGTACCGATTCGGTCATCGAACGGATCTAACCCCATGCCGGCCTCAAATATACGTTGACGAGTGAATTCAAGTATCACCGTTCTCGCTTCAACTGGAATCTCCACTTTGAGCGTATCTATGCTCCCATCTGTATCATCTAAGGCTATTGACTTCCACTTCCTAAGGTTGGCATTGAGTTCTGCCTGGTCTTCGCCTCCATACCCCCTAAGAATCATGATAATTTCTTGTATATCCTCCACATCATTAACAAAGCCATTATACACTTTGTCGTAAATATCAATTAACTTTAAATAATCATCAATATCCCTAAAACCTTCATCGGTGTTGTAAAAGGGGATAAATGGAACTCTACCCCAGTCATGAGATGCCTCTTCTAAGCGAAACCAATTATCTTTTTCGTCCTGAATAAAAATGTATTGGTGATCAGCGTCCCAGTATTCGTAATACGTTACACCCTTTTTCTCATACACCCTTAACACTGCATCTAGTTCAGCATCAAGCTTGTCCGAATATATCGGAATAATTTGAATAGGGTCCACAGGATGATGCCTGAATCCGCCATTTTCATCTACCCATACATGCAGCCAGGCCAAGCCCGAATTAGACGCCTCTACTCCTAGCCGCTTTGCATTCCGTGGGAATTGGATTCCCAACGCTCGCTTGATTTTTCTATTCAGCTCCTGACTAGTTTTTTTATTTTCTTCCGACTCCTCGTCGTGTTCGTCATTGATGGCATCGAATTGTGGAGGTGCCGTCAAGGCGTATGCTATCTTCTGATTAACCAACAATCGGTGATAATTATGAGGTGCTCGATTATCCGCTTGCCTAAGCGGGTTATCTCTCTGCTCAACATCGTTATTCTCGGTTATTGCTGTCTTATTGCGGTAATACTTTTTCGCTTCTAACGACCGCCTCACAAAGGCTTCGTGAGATTCTTTGTTTTCTTCGATAAGTTGCTTGATGTATTCGATTGTGATTTCCAACAGTTACACCTCCTACTTTAAAACTCTGATTCTTCTAATCGGTGGGTCGTAATATGCTAACGTTAAAGCATCGGCAATATCAGGGCTACCTACACCGCGCTCTTTCATACTCTTTTTACTTTCGATTTCAAGCTTTGAACGACTTGACATCCTGTATTTTCTGTTAGACAGTTCGCGTATCATTTCAGGAACATTAGGCAATTGAAGCAGTGCAGTCTCTCCAGCCAAGTAAGCTTTCATGTTTTCCTCTAGCAACTCTCTCAGATTCCCCCACACTTGGGTACCCATGTTATGATAATACTCATCTGTTGCCGATTCCCCATTATTTACAGGGATAATTTCAAATGGCAGCTTATCCTCTTTGACAACTTCCTTAAGTCTGTCAGTGACCCCACCACCCACTCCCGTATCATCAACTTTGATTCTTATCTTTTTCAAGTTTGGATACTTCTTCATTAACTCTTTTGCCATCAGTAATGTATGGCCAACAGTCGCCATCGTATCTTGTTTGTGATGTTTCTGAATAGACAGGGCTTTGTTTGCTATCCTCGGAACCAGCACTGTCTTGTCATCCCCAAATCGAGCTACGTCGACCCCTATGTGCGCTACTGTAGCATTTAATATTTCGTGCATAGGTATTTTGCTTTCGATTGCGAGCTCGACCGTCTCCATGCTGATAAATGCATCTAAGGCACCTTTCGGGAAGTCGCCAAACACGCGTACCCTAGCTACGTCCGACTCGCGTCCATACTTTTCAAGGAGCATGTCAATATTTTCCTTGGATGTGCGTGTCGAATCCATGCTTGACACTTTATGAGTCTTCCATCTGTGCCTATCGACATTGTGTGAATCATAGAATATACCTTCTAGCTTATTAGGGTTCCCACACATCAAGATTTTGTTTTCATGCCCTGACAGCGTCCCTAGAATCGCTTCAAGGATTTGCTCGGCTACCCCAGATGCCTCATCAACCACGAATAACATATAATCCTCGTGGAATCCTTGCATGTTTTCTGGTTTAGTTGCGGTGCGAGCCGTTGCAAACCATCTTTCTTCGTCTCCAACCATGTAAATCTTAGTTTTTGTCCATTTGAGATAGTCTTTTACTAATGATCTATTTAGCCACTTTGCAATCTCAGCCCACAGTACATCATATAATTGCTGCATCGTTGGAGCGGTCGCTACTACTTTGGCATATGGACGACACACTAGGTACCAAATAATTGCACCAGCCTCAAGCGCAGTCTTTCCCACACCTTGCCCTGATCGCACTGATACACGTGGGTGATTTGCCAGGTCATACAACACCTTAGCTTGCCACTCATCAGGCTCAAGCTCTAACACATCCTCAAAAAAAGCGATCGGATCGTCGCAATAAAGGTCTATCATCTCTGGTGTGAAGATGCTCATTTATCCTCAGCCGCCTTTCGATTGGCGAACCTTTCGGCAAGCACATTTTTGTACTCTTGCAATCCTGTTCCTGCTTTAGGTCCTTCAATTTTGCCAATCTCGGCGCGCAACTTATCAAGCTTAAGGTTGCGTTCTTCGTCTTTTACTTGTGATAATCGCGGATCATCAGGCGGTGCTAATTTTATAAATTTCTCAACCTGCACCCGATAAACGTCCATGGCTCGCGATTGAGCTTTGATATACGATTCATAACGCTCATGTGCGAATGAAACTTCATATTCAACATCTTTGCCCAAAGCGGTTGGCCTAGATTTCTTTATCACCTTCAAGTGATCGTCCTTATTTTCTACCCACATGTTTTTCTGGGCACGAAGGATTGAGGCGAACGAGATTTGGATTTGCAGCCATAACTGGTCCAGCATGTCAAAGCCCTCCATAGCCTCTATGATTTCGATCTGTTCTGCGTGTAGGAATTTGCTGTAGAGGTCGTGTTTGGTGGCTGCTTTGTTCCCGTTTCGAAATTTCGTCTTTTCTTGAATGACTGGGTTGGGGTTCCCGCTTTTCTTCTTGGGTTCTTTTTGTTTGGAACGTTCCGTATTGTTATTTGGAACGTTCCGTTTCTTTCGTTCCGTTCCAGAATCCCATTTATCTTTATTCTTCCATCCCCGAACGGTTCCTTCACTTATACCTAATTCACCTGCTATCGATTTCAATGTACGTGTCGGTTTTGTGATATATAGTTCTTTGGCTTTATCCCTGTCGGGACTTCTGCTTCTCGCCATGTTTTATCTACCTACTTTCCTGTGTGTCGCTTCGAACGCATCAGGCTTGCACGAATAAAGTTCTCCTTGTGACCCTCGTATGATGTAATCGCCTTTTTGTGCCAATATTCTACCCTCAAGCTCAATTCGCTCGCCTTCATGATCTTGCACATAGACGAAATTCTCTCCTCTTGCAAACTTGCGCAAATCTTCATGAAGCAGGTTGTCATCAAACCTTACTACATCAATCGCTGATGATTCCCATTTCTTGTCTGGCGATTTAGGAGTTCGATGCTTCTGTGTGAATTGCAGGAACAACTCTGGATTGTCCTTGATCAGCATACATACTCCATTTGCGATTCTTATAACTAATTCCTCTTCATTGTTTTGTGACTCACCCATAAATTCTAGCATCGCATGTACTGCTTCATGTACCAACACTTCTTTTAAAACCTGATCGTCTAAATCATTTGCAACGTTAATAATAGCTTTTTTATAATTAACTTCTCCTGCAGCACCCCTATCTGTTATTTCGGGGTCTACTTTCACTTTGTAATCTTTATCTCCGACTTTGATTTTATCAACCATTTAAACCAACCTCCATCCTGCAATCATTATTTCTGGATTTTCTATTGACCTAAGCTCGTCATCGTAAACTTTGGCATAATAATCTCGTTTCATTGGTAAATTCTCAATCGGATTTACTATGCACTCGTGTTTAGGTAGTTCTGGTACTTCAAACCAGACTTTCAACTTCCTTTCAACCTTGACCAATAATGCATCATCAATTGTTTTCAGAAAATGTTCTTTTCTTGTCAATGTAATCAGCTCCTAATTTTGCATAATAAAAGACACCCACTTTGAGTGCCTTAACTTTAACCTATAAAATCTTGCACAGAATGCAAAACATTTTCATCTTTCTCGCCCAAAATGCTGTGAACTATTTCTAGTTGTTGGAGATCCAATTCCTCGTGATGGCTCGTAACATAATACACAAGGCTCATGATTTCTTGAATTTTTTCGTTTTCAATATCTACCTTCCTTGCTAGTCTGCGTGTCAAGCTACCTAAAATCTCCATTGATTTAATTTCTTCATAACTAAGAACATCTACGACTGTAGGCTCAATCACAATGGAAACCTCAGGCTCAAATTTACGAATTAAGGGACGTGCTATTGCATTTAGTAATTGCATCATAATCACGCACCCCCATTTAGCCAGTTCACTGGTTTGCCTAACGCCACACACCATTTAGCTCTGCTTTCGAAACCGGGCGTTGACTTCCCAGTAAGTGAATTGCTTAGTACGCTACGAGATGTGCCAGACATTTGGGCGAAATCTCCGTGAGATATACCGTTTTTTGCCAAGTGATTCAATAATTTTTTAGCATTAAATGGAATTGTACGGCCTGCAGGACTAGCAGCTCTTTTCTTTGGGATTTGTTCAATTGGCTCAGGCGTTTCTTTTGGCACAACGATTGGTGTAGGTATGATTTCTGCCATAAATGACATAGCAATCGTAGTAACGGCATCTACTGCGTGTGCAGGGGCATTAGAGATTAGCTCCATCATCTTCATACCATCTTCGATTGATAGGTTAGTAGATTTTTCTATTTGTTTTGGTTGTTCGGTTTGTGCCAGCATTTTGGTGTGGCGTTTCTCGACTTCAATAAAATATCTCCTAGCCTGTTTTCCTTTATCATTACGTTGTATCATCGCTAATTCTTTAGCCATATCGATTGTTAACGCATAGTCTTGAAGCTCCTGTCTGCCGCCATTTCCTGTAGGTGTGAAAGTTTTTACACCAGTATAATCTACGCCATCTTCGAAACCGAAACTGATCATTTTATCAAACCATTTTGCGAATCGCTCTGTCAGTTCTAAAAATTTGTGAAGTTCACGTCCACTTACAATTATGTTGCCATCGCCTTTGTGATGTACTTTGATTAACTCGTTCACGATGCAACCTCCTCTGTAGCTCTATTAAAAATTGCTAATAAATTTTCGAGTGCTGAGTGAGTTGTTTCTTGCGGTACTCCTAATTTTTCTAACTCAACAATATAACTGCCGAGTGCGACGCTTATTAAATCTTTATTCTTTTCCATTATAAAAACCTCCGTTTTAGTTTGCCAAAACAAAGGTATCATGGTATAATACAAGTACCTCGTTTTGGGGTGCTATATCTGTTCAAGTTTCTCAGGCTAAGCAGATATAGCTATTTTTTTATGCTTTTATAGACCTCGTCAATCCCTTTTCTGATAACGTCCGCTTTGGTCATTCCAGTTTCTTTTGAGCAGTATTCCAACTTTTCAACATCTTTTTCTGAAAGCCTTATGCGTGTGTTAAGGTTTTTAGGTTCTGCCGTTGGTCTCCCTGTTCTAGGCGACAATAGACTACCCTCCTTTTTGTGGATACATATATAATAGCATAATGTGGATACATAAGTCAATACTTTTTTTAAACTTTTTTAAATTATTTTTAAAAACGCCTTTCAATCAGTGTCGAAAACTGATAGAATGTGTTGTAGTATGAACTTTAGGAGGGATTTCGATGATCAAGAAAGTATTCAATATTATTAAAATCATAGGTGGTTGTTTTACCAGTCTTATGGCTATCACAGGGTTAATTTTGATGTTAACGCAAGAATTTCACGGTGTTGCGTTATTTCTTATTATAGCTTTCGCTATTGCTACCTTTCTTTTATTCCGAAGTGCGTTTAAAAAGAAACCTAACACTCCTGTGCAGGTTGCTCAACAACCTACTATGCCAAAACCAGCTATAACACCAATAACCCAAACAAAGCCAACATATCAATCTAAAACTATTCCGAAAGCTGTAGAGTTTTCAGAAGTTCAGACCACGCCCCTAGACCCTATTTATAGTACAAAGTTAATGGACGGCTTTTATCCAGGAGAAATAATACTCCTGTATTGGTGGAGCTATAGCATCAAATCAATTAACTCAAAATTGCCTGGTTATTTCGAATACAAGTATAATATCAATGCTCAAACGCATACCAAACAGCTTAGGGAGCAAGGTTATCTCGAATTTGCTTCAGGTGCCGACCTATTAAACACTCTCGGTGTTGCTGAATTAAAAGAGATTTTAAAACAATACTCTCTGAAAGTCTCGGGCAAAAAGCAAGAACTTATTGAGCGAATAACGGGCAACACCTCAAAAGAAGACCTAAAAACAAGATTAACGCATCAAGCTTACAAAGCTACACCTAAAGCTCGGGAACTATTAAATAAATACAAATGCCTCACATGGGCACATCACAATGGCCAAAAAACTGGCGTCTCCGTTGAAGATGTCCTTAAAAATTTAGATAAATTCTTAAAGTTGGATTCTTTTGAAGATATAACAGACGAGCTACTTCAAAAAAGATTCGCTAAGAGTTTGACGAATAAAAATTTCGGAATTGCTACGAGTGAATTACAATTTCTTGCAAATGTCACACAAACCCCAACCGAAGCTCTTTGGTATTATCTAAAGATTTTCATTTACGATACGAGCGGCATGTACAATAACGGAATGGTATTACCTCCTAAGTCTGCCCGTCTTGATACAAGACTGGCGATGATTATTGGGAGAACTGTTGCCTCGTTCAACTTGGATAGAGACACATTAAACAAAATTTTCTCTGAAATCTGGTCTGATACAGAAAACGAGCTCCCTTTCCATTACTTAGATGAAGTTGGTGCTTTTCTTGCATTAGAGTCGTTCCTCAAATTGAAAGAGGACTTTGATCTTAAAACCCTTTGGCAAAGAAGTTATAACAAACTTCCCGAGGAAAGAAAAACCGAACTTTTCCCTTGGGACACTTGTTAACTGCAAGTGTCTTTTTGTTTGGCCTAATTTATTTTTTCACCAAAAAGACACTTGCAGTTAACAAGTGTCCCAAGGGAGATTCTATAATGGTTGTCACAGTGAGATTCGAACTCACACCCGAAGACCGACTCCTGAGGTCGGCGCGTCTGTCTGTTCCGCCATGTGACACTGTGGTGGGAGAGGATGGAGTCGAACCACCCGAGTTTTACCACTTGAGTTACAATCAAGCCCGTTGCCTCTACGGTTTACTCTCCCGCAGCAAGACGTCGTCTTGTACGTCTTGTTGGTCGTTCGTTACGTGCTATACTTGCATTTGCCCACATGACTGCTTGTTCGAGATTTGTTTGGGCAAGTGACTTCTCGCGACTATTTGGACATAGGTTATCAATCAAATAAGCTAGAGACTTAGCCTGTTCTCTGATCTGTGTGTATCGCTCGATTTGATTAGGTTGTGGTGCGTGATAAGTAAAGATGTTTTCAATTTGACTATTCATATTATTCAACTCCTAGTGGCATCTCTGTTGTAATTCATCACAAATCACGAAAGGAGAAAGTGTAAGAAGCCGGCCTTTCCTCGATTTGGTTTTTGGCCAACTCCTTACATGATACAGTATAACATGAGACATACTGAAATTTACTGCAATGATTAACTTGCTTCAAAATTTTCTCCCAAAATATCAGAGATGATATTGAAAATTTGCCTTTCGCTATAATTTAATTCTCTGGCCACTCTCCACCATTGCCAGCGCTCGATATACTTCAGGCGCAAAATGTTACGATGTAGCGGTTCGCTTAGGGTTCCGATGAATCGTTCTATTCTAGTTAGTGCTTGTAGGGCGCGTAGGTGCAAGCTATAGTACTCCTGACTCCTAGCATCACTTTCTGCTATAACATCGCCTAGCGTTCGTTTGTTTGATGGTTTAGGCATTCCATCACCTATGGAGTTAAAGCTTATTTTTTCTTTTTCAAGCTTCCGCCAAATGCCATACACTATTTTAGCTTCTTTTTTCAGGTCTTGGTATTCTTCTAAATCTTCCTTGGTCACTTTCTCTGCCTCCCTTTTATTTCGTAAGACTTTAATCTGTTTTTGGTGTTCCGTTTCTGACGCATCTGATCATCATATGGACTCAATATATCGTCAATATCTGTGTTGTGAGTAATCACTTGCGCCCAATGACCTGCACTTTTGATGTATAAGTGCTCGATTATATATTTAGAGTAGTTGAGTGCTTTTTGAATCTCTTCGATTAAATCGGTTTTGTAAATTATATCACTTTTAGCCATAATTACACCTCTACTTCCTGAACATACCTTTAACAACATTCCAACTTTCTGCATCATTTAAAAGTTGCTCATTCATTTCCTCAATTTCCGCATGTTCTTTTTTCAAACTTTCGATTTCTCTGTCTTGTCTCCAAAGCACATTTGAGATGGCTTCAAAGGCCTCATCGTTCATACCGAAACTATAACTTGCAGTTACCATGTTGAAATGCTTTTCTACTACCATTCTGGAGGTAGGTTTCACTCCCTTTAAGGCGTGCGCAATTTCTAATGAACTTTGACATCCAGCGTCAATCTTTGATTTTAAACTATTTAGATAACTCATCTAATCACCTCGTTAAATTTCTCCATTTTTTTATATCCTCTTGAATAACTCCCAGATGAGAATTATCCCTTGCGTTGATTTTACAGATCTCACTTAATGCCTTAAACGGCTCTTTTGTATCACACAAAGGAATTAAATTGATCGGAATATCAAAGAAGCATGCTTTGCATATTGGCTTAGTTGTCGTAGCCTTTGAGCAGTTGCACCTTGAACAGCAGCTGTATTTAATTTGTGACATCTTATTCCACCTACCATTCCACCGATGTAATTTCAGCCGTCCCGATCAATAGTGTGCTGATTGCTCCATAGCCCCAGCCACTTCTAGAACTCGCCAACATTGAAATTTCTGCCAATTTTTGTTCTTGATGAAACACTGTGATTTCCAGATAATCGCCATCGTGCTCGTACCCATCTTTTACTTCTACATTAGTGATCAGCCCTTCTCCAGAAAAATTAATATTTGATTCAGTATAACCACAACAAGCATCTAATATCTTTTTGTCATTCGCCATTTATGGTCACCAAATCAAGTGTATCCTTCAGCGAATCCACTACCGCCTTAAACAAATAGTCTTTTGTTCTTTGCTCTCTTGGTAAACTTTCATACGGTATCATACAAGGATGAGTTTTCTTCTCAGCACATTTAACTTCACCGTATATCCAACCCTCTCTTTCCCTTCGCCTCATCCAGTTTTCATGTGATTGTTTTGGGGTTGCATCATTTCTCAAATGAAATTCCACCCCATCTACTGCTGAATCTTTTTGCCAAGCGGGCGAATCTTCCCATGTGGTTTGACTAAAATCACCAATACTTTCACAATACGCATGATTCACATTATGACATACCTTCGCAATTCTCTGAACTTTTAATACTTTTTTAAAATCTATCATTTAATTCAACTCCTCAATTTTAATGTAAATCCCTGGTGTCTCTGACCAGAACTTTTCTTCAATCAACGATGACACATAAGCGTCATCTTTCCAGTAGCCCAGTTTAGTCATACAATCCATCATAAGTTTTGACATGTTGCCGACATCAGGCTTTGTTGTTTTCCAGTCGCCGTGTTTGTGTTTTGCTTTGAGCGGAAAGCACCACTTATTAGTAAACCTCAACGCACCCTGCAACTTTCCAGCAGGAACGTGCTTCGACAAATGTGCCATTAGCTTGGCTCTTGCTTTAGCTAAATCTTCTGGCTCATAGAAAACTGGCTTACCGTTTATAACCGCCACTTGCTTTTCTTGGTGCGTAGTTGTTGGTGGTTTCATCGGCATGAAGAACTCAGTCATCATAATTCACTCCTCTCCATTTGCCTGTTTTCGGGTCAAATTCAATTTCCCCTGCATTCTTAGCCTGATCCCAAACGTAAATCAACAAACTAGGTCTTTCGGAGATCCACTTCAACACTTCACTTTTAGAAAAGTGGAAATCTTCATCAGGCAATTTATGATGCAAGGGCGGCATATTGCTTGCTATTGCTAAATTTTCATTTCTTACTTTTTCTTTTTCGGCATTTTCAAAACCTCCAAAAGTTCGGGGTTATCATAAACATTTCCTGCAATTTCTATTTCATAAACGTCACTACCGAGAATATATGAAAGTCCGTTGCTATGGAAATTATGTTTGTCAAGGTCAAAGGCGGGATATTCGTATTTTTCTCCTTGCCAAACTACTACGCCATAATCCCACTCATTGTCCTGCAAGTCAAAGGTATGATCGGCATCATACCTGTATCTAACGATGTCGCCCTCGAATATCAACTTATCGTGCACATCTCTCAGTCCAGTGCATTGACCGACTGTGTCGTATATGACGACAACAAAAATACCATTTGTGTCTTTTATTTCGCGGTATTTACCTTCTTTGTTTAAGCTTCCGATTATCCAATTTTTTGCTGGGAAGGTTTTTCCTCTGAACAAATATCTATCCATCTTTTTCTCCATCCTTTTTGCGCTTCAATTCTTCACTTACAGCATTGACAATAAAATTCAAATCTTTTGCAAAATCTTCATCACTATAGTCTGATGGCTCTTCGTTCGGTAGAGAGTGTAGCCATTCGGCGACCTCTTTATGGTCTGTGCCAAAATGCTTACACGAACTCTTCTGGTTATTGCCGTATTGCCTATAACCATCCTGCAACTGGGCGATAAAACAAAACTGATGAAAAGAAAAGTAAATGCTATTTACGATGTGGAACTTGCTAAACATTAATTTTCTCAGTTCTTTTGCTTGCTCTTCATTCATAGTTATCCGGCCTCCTCCATCTCAAATTTATAAATCACTCGAAAATCATTTCCTGCCTGGCGATGTACCGAAATCTTATACTTGGCGGCTTCATCAATTTTTTCTTCTTCCCCACAGTAATCACAGTAATCAAAGAACGCTTTAACACGATCACAATAGCCGATTCGCCCCCAATCTTTTTGAGGTCGTTCACAATATTTACACAATTCTTTAACATTCATAATCTTCACCGCCATTTTCAAAATAACATTCTGAGCATAACTCATAAGCACAATCATTAATTTGTAACGGTAGTAAAGTCAGAACTTCATAACTACAGATTCCGCAAATATCAATTTCTGCTGATTCAACGTTATCATTTTCTGATTGCAAAACTAAAACCTCCTCTTTTTTTATCAAATCCCATTGTTACTCACCTACACTTTCGAAATATTCACTAATTAATTTCTTGCACTCAACAGGACAGATTCTTTCAACATCATTCAAAGTCTCTCCGTCCATGAACATTCTTTTTGATTCTTCGCAGACTTCACTAAGCTTTGCTAGTGTCATTCTGTTGTCATCAGCTCCAACATATTTGATGAAGTCAATTAAGTTTTTAAGTGGTGCATTGATCATATTCTCCATTTCAACCTTCCTCCACTCTCCAAAATATTTCCCCTACGGCTACTACTTCGAAATCTTCATTGCAGTTTGAGCACTCAACTATTATTGATTCTCCGTCCACCCATGGCAGATCTGGGGTATCAAAACAGTAAATGTCTCTGCTTGCACAATCGGGGCACTTTAATTCTAATTCATAAACAAAACTACTCATTTCAATCCTCCTCCACAATCCTTATCCCAAGCTTTTGCCACGCTTCTGGTGACAAATTGGTTCTAAAGGGCGGCGTTTCCCTTCCGCTATCAACGCTTAATCTGACTTCTTCACAATCTTCATAGTCACCCGCTTCGCAAAATTCGCAATACTCGCAGGCTACTAAGTTGATGTATAAATCATCATTTAACGTATTTTCGATTTTTAATTTCATAGTTTCACCTCACTCTTTCCGCACCTTTATTAGAATGCTAAGTTATTTTCATCAAATTCAATGGTAGAATCAAAGCGAGGTGTATCGTTGCTCGCATTGCCAAACCCCATACTTCCTTGGCTAAAACTCTGCTGCTTGTTCTGGCTAAAGTCATTGCTTGGTTGGTTGAAATTTCTTTGATTTTGATTACTGAAATTATTTTGATTCTGGTTGTTAAAATTATTTTGTTGTGGAAACCCTCGGCTTTGATTATTACCAAATCCGTTATTGTTTTGCTGATTTTCGCTTTGGGTACCTCTTGGTTCTAAAAATTGCACACTATCTACAATTACATCAGTTGTATAACGCATCTGGCCATCTTGCCCTTGGAAGCTTCCAGTTTCGATACGACCCTCAATACCAACTAAAGAGCCTTTTTTCAAAAATCTAGCCATATTTTCTGCTTGCGCACGCCAAGCTATACACGTGATAAAATCCGCTTGGCGTTCGCCTTGTTGATTTGTAAACTGACGATTGACGGCTAGTGTAAATCTCGTATTAGCTATATTATTTGTTGTATATTTTAATTCTGGGTCACGCGTTAAGCGACCTACAAGTACTACTCGATTAATCATAACAGCTCCTCCAATGTTTCAAAATAAAATTTTACAGGCTCAGGATTCACGACAACCAGTCCAAACCTACGCGCCATTCGAAAGGTTGGATAATCTCTTTCTAATCGAATCAAAGATTTTTCAATTTCTGTTCTAAAATCTTCGATCGAAAGGGTGTGTTTGCGGTGGTTGCAACTCCTGCATGATGCAATGAGATTCCCGAATTCGCATTTACCACCTTGCTTAAAAGGCTCTATGTGGTCAATCTGCATGTGTTTAAAATCCAATGCGCATCCACAATATCCACACAGTTGGTTCGTTTTGTTGAAAATTTGTGTCCTTTGCTCGCTGGTTAATCTCTTTCTCTTTCGCCTCACTTACCATCCCTCACTTTCTCTATCAGTTTGGATACCCATGATGAGACCAGACACGCCATCGCTACGAAATTTTAAACTTCCTAAGCTTTCTTTGCTTTGGTATGTTGGGTATAGCTCGATTTCTTGCCACGGTGCCGAAAGCTCTTCAAACGCCTTGATTAAATTTTCTAAAAAGGATTTTGCTATATAAACAGGCTCAAAATCTAGTTCATCAATTGATGCAGCTACGTTTCTAAATCTAACTTCTTTTTCACCAAGTTTGATAGCTGCCGCAGTTGCCGCATCACCCACCGAAACGCAAATGCCTTTAATTTCTCCCAATCTATGCATAGGCAGCTTGTAAGATTTTTCACTCTTTTTAAATTCAAGGAACCTCTCCACATCAGGGTATTTACCTTCTATCTTTCCTCCCTTATTTGCTTGTGCTTTTGTCCGACAATCAATCAGCAAATCACCTTCTATTGCCAATTGCGTATCATGTTCAACTTTTAAAACACAAAACGAATCAGTGGCTATCATGTATTTTTTTGTTACTTTGACAGTCTGAAGTACTGGTCGATTGTCATTTTTAGCTACGAATCTTTTAAGTATTTTTAGCTTGTTAAGGTCCATCAGTGCACCTCCTTAATTTTTTCAAACTTCTGTTTCGCTGTCATGAACCGCTCCCTCAATCTCGTTCACTTTTTGATATAACGTTGTCAAAGCGATTGCCTCTTGCATTTCAACGTAATCCCACGAGTCAGCGAAAGTTATATCTCTGGAGCTATTGATTCTAATAACTTCATCAATACCCCCAAAACCGCCATGTTCGACAACTACAACCTCGTTGTATGTCTCTGATTCAACATCGCAAATCCACCAACCAACGCTTGCTAGACAGCGCGTTAAGTTGTCATCGTTCAATAGTTCTTCAAGTAATTCGATAAATTTTGTCATATGTCATCATCCTTATTTTTAAAATTACTTCTTTAAACGCCACTCACTTCAATTCCTTTGCGACAAAATCAACAATCAGTTGACCATACTGGTTCCATCTAAGGTCGGTTATATTGACGACCCTTGCCTTCTCGACTTCTCCAGTCATTGATTTCATTGTTACAATTTCACCTGGTCTCGGTAACTCTTCGTTCTGAGACACGCATATCGTTAAATCTCTTGTCATATAACATCATCCTCCATTTTCTAATACCAAGAAATGGTGAATATACTTACACCATTTCGCCTTTCATCTCTAGGCGTTTTGTTCTCTAAGCCGACTTTGTAGCCATTTTCTCTTAAAACGTCAATCACTTCTTCTGTCAAGGTGATGTCGCATTTATATTCAACCTCGTATTCCTTGTCAAAATAAAACGAATCACCTCGATAATAGAAATTCCCGCCTTCAATGTCGACTGATTTACTTTTTTCCATCGCATTTTTTATTTTTGGTTCAATTTCTTTTGAAATAAATTTTTCGGCAAGAAGTTTTTGTTTGTTATAACTACTCCTTGCCTGCTCCGCGCTAATCATTTGATCACCTACAATCCTATTTTTCTTATCGTTTCAGCATTTACTTTAATTCCATCAAGGTGATATTTTGCTGTGAACGAGTAACGCCCCATTTTATGCGCCACATCGTGGTGCCGTCTGCATAAGGCTATTAACTTGTGTTTGGTGTGGTCTATTTTGGTCCTGTCTCTGCCCATGCCTATCGCATCCGCGTGGTGGATTTCTGCCTTACCTCCACAGCAGGCACATTTTCTATGTAAGATACATAAATACAGATAGCCACTGACCTCTTTTGCTAATCTTGATAGCTCAACAGATAGAGGTACATCATGTTCAAAGCAAAAATCTAGTATGAACTCGATGTACAGTCTAGCTGTTGTCATATCGACATTAGATAGGCTAAACCATTCTATATCTTTTTTCATGATGAAATTGATAAGCAAAATGTTCCGACGTAAATCTTCCACGTCGTGGCCGCACCAGTTCGAAATATCTTGGCATAATGCAAATATCAAGCGTCTTTGTTCTGCCGAAATTGCCCTGCCATCGTCAAACCTGATTTCGCACTTCCTACTTAGTTTTTGGGCGGGGCTGTAATCTGGTACAAAAATTTGAAATAATGCCCCACCCTCAACTTGTTTGTACTTTTTAACTTCTGCCACTTGTGGTAGCATCTACTTGACCCGCCTTTCTTTGATGTAATATCTTGCATATGTGACTGGCGAGCCAAATCTATTTTTTGACGTTTCAAGTTTTGTTTTGATGTCATACCCTTGTGCTCGTAAATTATGTATACGAGCACCTAAGCGCATTATAGACAAATCCTTAAATGCGTCAAGTGGCGTTATCGAGCCGAATTGCTCGATGTAGTGTAATACTGCCTTGTATTGATTCATCTTTACACACCCTTTCTCGTTTTAAAATGGATTTCCTACATTGCTTTGTTGATTATTCGGGGGTTGATTTTGTTGTGCATTCGTCAACATGGGCAACAAAATTGTATTGTAAATTGATTCAAAACGCTCCTCTGGACTCTCTGATGTTAGTCCATATTGCCTGGCAAAGGCGTTCATATCCATCCTGAAGTTTGCAACCGTGTTAATCACTAGCTGTTGCCAATAACCTCGTTGAGGTGAGGTTGGCACATCTCCATCTGGAGTTAGTGCATCGGTTATGTCATTCTCGGTAATGCTAAATGCATTCATGTATAGATATTTCTTGTAGTAAGTGTTGTTTGCCCCATCCAATTGCGCCCCTTGAATCTTCCCAGTTGATTCTTTTTTGTAAGGCATTAAAAATTCAATTTCACCTTCACTTCCATGGATGGTTAACACATACACCTCTTTTTCGATATCGTAGCTAAAGTGGTCAAACAATCCTTTCTCGGCCAACTTTCTTGTGATGGCTGGTTGGATGTCTTTCAGTTCAAAATAAGCAAAGCTAGAATAGTCATTCCATCCACTTTTGTTGAGTTCTGTATCAAGTAGTGCTACCCTGATTTCCATTAAATCTGTGTATAAACTCATATTGCACCTCGCTATTTTAATTTTTTAAATTCAAAATTGTTGCTAGTAAGGAATCCGTGTAGTGAGTGCATTTGCTTACTAGTGCCGCTTATTTGCAGCACATTTGTATAAATCCCATCTTTGACAGCAAACGGCTCATTATGGACAACAGGTTCAGGTGTAGGCTCTTGCGCTTGGTGTTGTAATTCCACTTGTTTGGCTTCATACTCAGCACGTACAGCTTCTTCTCTGGCTCGTTGTTCGGCTTCAAAAGTTTCCTTTTGGGCTTTTTGTTGTGCTTCAAATTCTGCTTGTTGCTGTTGACGTTCCAACTCTTGCTTTTTGGCTAATTCTGCTTGCGCTTTTGAGTTGATCATGTTGACAATTTCAAAAATTTCGCGCCCAGAATCGAGCAATAGTAAGTAACTGTCAGCATCCACTACAACCGTTTCTTTGTGCAATTCGCAAGTTGAGATAATTAACTCGCGATTTTTTATGGCTACATCTTGCGCCACTTTCAATACCTCTGCTCTGTTTTTTAGGTCAGTAGTGATTTTCGGAATCTTCATCGATTCTTTTAAATATGATTCGTCTAGCGTTAATTGAGGTGCATGTTTTTTGTCAAGTTTATACTCGATTGTAATGGTCGCAATTAGCCCAGTGACAATATCGCGCTTCTTTTGTCTCGTGTCATCCTCAATGGCTTTAATTTGGTTGTCGATCGGTACTTCAAACTCAGCACTAACGTAATCAAGAACCTCTTTTAATTCTTTTCGCATTTTTTTAGCTTCTATAGTACTTGCTTTCTCTACTTTGATTCCAAGATCGTTAGAATTTTGCATAAAGGCTCTAATTTCAGCTCTTATCTTCTTGCTTTCTATTTTAGTTTCTGGTGTCACTACCAAACCTTTGTACTTCCCGACTTCTGCTAATGCGTTTTTCATTGCTGTGTCTTTATTCCAGTCGCTTAACTGGGTAAAGTTCTCAATAATTTGTAATTCCATCACATCTTCCTCCTAATCAAATACCTCATTTATTTTTTGGATCAAATAGCTTGCATCTAAGTTTTCAACATCTTCAAAGCTAGATATCACGCTATCAAAGTAAAGCATATCTACACCTATCAGCTGCTCTTTCAAGACCTCTTTTTTCTTAAGATCAAGCTCATTAAGCAGTATAGCCATCTTGACATATTGCCCAGCGTTGATCTTCCATCCTCGCTTGATGAATTTCTTGGTTCTGATAATAGCAGACAATGGATAAAGTGACCCTTTGAATTTGAGTGTCTTGTTGATAATTGCTATTAGTGCATCGTTTGGCAAGGTCAGTTTGTCGTTGTGCCAGTCATAAGAACAGGTACAGTGTACGAAGTCGAAACTCTCGTGGAGTTTATCGACATCGCCCCAAAATCTCAAAACGATTTGAATTTTATCGTTCAGGGTAATCGCATTAGAGGTTACGTGCACTACTGCGTATTCATTCTCAGTTTTCTGTTTGTAAATGCCCTTTGATTTGATAAACAGGCTTACTCGATCATTTTCTTCTTGGATGTTAGAATCTTTGATTTTATCTGCATAATACTTCGCGACCGTGATTAGCGATTCTTTAGTTCTGAAATATACATCGTAGTCATTAACGTCTTCATTGAGCAGCAGAGAGACAATGGAGCCACCTGTTACAATAGCATCTTTTTTGATTACTTCTTGAACCGCTGCATCATCAATACTTTTGATAAAATGTTTTAGCTTATTGCTGATTTGCTTTTTAATTGTTTTTTCGTTCATGCTGCACTCTCCTCTACTTTCATAATTTCCAATTTAATGTCACCGGCTAACATCTCTAATTCTGTCAGTGATGAATTGATTCTTGTTGTTAATGTTTGGTTGAAATTCACTATTGCTGGATCGTTGATAAACTTTCTTAACGAACTCAATTCATCATGCATTGCTTTACTTAAATTGTTCAAATTGCTCATACTACTTTGTCCTCCTTAAATCTATAATTTTTTTTAATGTCTTTGCTGATTTGAAAGCAGTATTTACCTGCTCGTTCTTTTAGTCGCCCAGCTATTGCTTGATCTATCTCAACCAAATCTGTAATCAACATTTCTGTAGATACGATTGTTGTGAGGTTTTTGTTATATCGATGATTAATCAATTCGAAGGCGTAGGATTTGTCTGTTTCCGTGATCGTTCCTTTGAATAAATCATCGATATATAAAATTTCTGCATTAGCACAATATTCGAAATAGTGATTTTGATTATCACGTTTTTTATCGAACTTACTATCTTTTATCCTTGCAACATAGTCACGCCACAAAATATATATCACTTCATGACCGTCTTCGAGGCGTTTATTGCAGATAGCCGAACATAGCATTGTTTTACCTGCTCCGCTTTGGCCACAAGCTAAGAACCACTCTTTATCGCCATTTAGGATATAATCAGCTGTTAAATGTTTTATATCCTTCTGCCATTCTTCGGTCACTTTGAAATTTGCGACCCTATGCTCTTTCATGGTACTTAGTCCACTTTTGCGACCATTGGCGAGCGAAGTACGAGCTTTTTGACAAGTGCAGGGTGACATGGCTGGTGTGTGAAAATGTGAGCCATTAGCATCACAATACACATAGGAATAGCCACGGTTTAAGCATTTTTTGCAATCTATAACAGAATTATCTAAATCGCCTACTTGTTGATTCAGCCTGTTAGCTTGATATTCTGTGATGCTTTTGAAACCTTGTTCTCCAAACAGTTTCGCAATTTCAACTGCATCAGGCGTTAGTTCTCTTTGAGAGCTTACAAGTAATTCTTTCATGCTCTTAAATCCTGCCTGCGGCTCTTCTTCAGGAGACTTTGATTTATCAGTAAATCCTGCTACCGAGCGCATCGCGTTTAATTCCGTCAGCTCCGACAACAGTTGTTGGCTTGACTTCATTTTTTTCACCTACTTTGTTTTTAAGTGGAAATACCCCGCTCCAGCCGTTTATAATTGATTCTTCAATGATTGTTACTTTTTCAACATCATTGGCGGCTATCTTATCTAACTTTTTTAACAATCTGCTTATCGCGTTTTCCGTTGGCGTCTTTTTCATCTTCTTTCTGGCGTCAACAAAGTCATTCAAAGTATCGATGAGTTCTTGATTTGTCGTGTACGCGTTAAACATATGTTTTATATTATCTTGTAGTATTAAAGATGTATTATTATCTGGGCAGTCTTCTTCACCAGGTAAGGGCAGATTTTCGCATGGGGTGGGGCAGTTTTCTTCACTAGGTAAAGCAGATTGAAGAGGAAGGTTTCCAATGATCACATTTTGTAAATATAAACGCCTTTGCGAAACTTCCTTCGTACCGTCTTTATAGACAACCCTTCTTGATAAAAACCCTCTGTCTACTAATTTGCTGATCCAATCTTTGATAGTTCTTTCGCTCTTTTCGTAAAGTTTAGAAAAATACGCGTTCGAAGCATAACAATAGCCTTCTTGATTCGCTAACGCTGTAATTTCTCCGTATAGCAATTTAGCACCTTGCGGCAATTCGTTATCGTATCTGATGCTTGCCGGTATGACTGCATAATAATTTGGTTTTTCCTCCACTCTAACAACTCCTTCGTTAACAATCACAACAACCGTAATGTCCGCACGGCTTCCCATCTGATTCATCTTCCTCGTGCTCGTCACCAAAACGCTCTTGCTTTTCGATGTAATTTTCCAAATCATAAAGCATATTGTCTCACCTCTCTCATTACAAAACGATTAGAACAGCCTCATTTGTCGCTGATGTCCTGCCGTCTTTGGGTTCAACCAAAGAACTTCTTTTTTCTTCTGTGCAAATTCCGTTTTAGCTAACTTTTCAACCTTTGACCACCCTACTAAAAGGTCATTATATAAAACACTATCATAGCCACTTAGCAACACATATCCTGTATGCTCATTTAACACCTGCAGAAGCTCAATATGATCATCATCAGCCATTTCGTTAGCATAGTGGCGTTTTGTCCTAGTCGTTAAGACGTAAGGCGGATCGGCGTAAATAAGGCAGCTTTCGTAATTGTGCGTCTTGATTACTTCAACAGCTGGTTTGCACTCGATTTGGGCGAATTTCAAGCGTTCAGTATAATCTTGAATTCGTCTAGGCAGTTCATCCCAATCTGTTGTTGCGTGAGTGGATATCGGATTAACATTATGACGCCACCCAGTCTTATCAGACGTTTTGCCACCCCGAGCCATCCAGCAGCGAACCATGAACAATCTAGCACGCTCTACATCACTCAATTGCCGCTCTAACATCTCGAAAGAGTTGTTATACTCAACCCTTGCGTAAGGTGTAAGTTTCAAGGCTCTGCTAAGTTCTGTAGGTTTATCACGAATCACGGCAAATAAATTTGCGACATTGTGGTCTTTATCGTTGATGGTTTCATTGCCGACTGGCTGCTTGTTGAAGAAGACTGCACCAGAGCCAAAAAATGGCTCACAATACACTTCGTGAGGCGGCATGTGGCTTATAATCCATTCGGCTAGGGACCACTTGCTGCCAACGTAATTCAGCACTCGTTTCACTTGGCCACCTTCT